AAGGCTGATGAACTCCACGAGGTTGCCGTTCAGGTAGTATTCGTGGCTTGACTTGTTGTGGTAGTTCTCGTTATACAGGTCATGGCTACGCAGGATGTCAAAGAAGTCACGCATCACCGAAGCACGCAAAGATGGGAAGGTCTTACGGCAGATGGTGATGGTCTTGTCAGTTTCGTAGTAGCTATAATGGAAAATCACCCATAGCAAGATGTTATAGGTCTTCCCGCTACGAGTACCGCCCTGCTCAACGACTATCTTCTTATCGCTGCGCCTTAGGTGGTTAAATATTTTATTGGTCTCAATCTTCGCCAAGCACCTCGATTTGGAATAGCTTGCCCGTGTTCACGTCTACCTCTTGGCGTTCCACATACCCACGCTTCTTGCCTTTGGTCTTTAGAAAGAAGATGGTGGCGGTTGAGTTGCCTTCCTTTATCTGCTTATGCAGTTGGCTCTCTGCGAAATCAATGGCTACGTCTGATAGTTCTTCGACTGCTGCTTTGTAGTCGGCATCCTCACGCAGCCATCGGTAGTGCGTTTCACGGGCGATGTCAACGGACTTGCAGGCAGCGGTAACAACGCCCAATGATTTCTCAAGTGCCTCAAGCATTGCCTTTTTAGTAATGTCCTTATTTGTCATTTTTCTTCAACGTTGTAAAGAACTCTTTATCGGATGAGGCCTTCAGTTCTTCCTTTCTTTTTTTCAGTGACTCTAAGTGGTCAGGGTCAAGTCTTTTCTTCTCACGTTCGGTCTTCACCTTGCGGATTCGGTTGATCTCCTCGCCAAGTGGTTCGCACTTCCACATCTGCTCCAACGAGTAATAGACCACCGAATAGCGGTAGGCGTGTTCGTTGTTGTACTCAATAGTGCTTACCCCGTGAAGGATGTCTTGTCCGTTAAAGATTGTAAGGGTGTTGTCCTCCACCTCAAGCGCAATATCTAACTCGGGAATAACAAGGTGCCCTCCGTCAACATCTTTTTTGAACACCACCATATTAGACAAAACACCCTTAAAGTTTCCCGCATCATAGTGGTACTTCAGTTGGTTGTTCTTGTTTACGATTCCGCTTGTGAATGGTGAGCCGCCAATAGTCCAGTCCTGCATTACCTTTTCCTCTACCAGCTTTGTGTGGTATTCATACTGCTCGGGGAAGTGTTCCTTGTAGTATCCCACTAGTTCTTTGGCAAAGTCCGTAATGATGTGGTGCTGCTTCTTGTGATTAATCGCCATCGAGGTAACCGTGCAGTAATCGTGACGCATTGCTAATCGTGGTGAGTACCCAAAAATAGCAGAGATACTCTTTAGCCCTCGCGAGCGTTTCCCTTCCGCATATTTAATGTTTTTTACCGCCCAACGCAATGCAGATGTATCGGTCGTTAGCTTTTTGTAGAGGACTGTCGGTTGGTTGTCTACATAGATAATGCAGTCCTCCTTAATCATTCGGATTACGTCCGAACGAAGGGCTGAACGCTTTTTGAACTTGTCCTTGTCAAAGGGTACACGCTCGAGGTCGATGCGCTTCATATTTTTTTTGCTTTATATTGTTTTCCCGTGAACTTTGGCTCATAGTACCACGACTTATTCTCCTTTATAATTACACCGATTGTTGGATCAATGCTCTTAAAGTATTCTATTTCTTTTTGAGCTTGAACCTTTCTGTCGAACGACTGACACCCACCCGTGCCCCCGCCGACAGGCTTGCACTTTATGGCGTGACGTGCGCAGAAAAGCGTAAACTCATTGTTGTTTACAATATGAAAGAATTGAGAGAAGTCCTCAAAGGTGCTAATTCCCTCCATAGGCCGAAAGCTATCAGTTCTTATCAAGTAACAAGTTTGAAGCCTTTTATTTATGTGGGTAAATAGTTTGTTGCTCTTGTTGTAAAACTCAAAGTCATACGGGAAGCACACGGCTCCAAGATTGTCGTGCTTATCAAAGTATGATATGATTGTTTCAAGGTCTTCGGAAATTGTTCCTATTGCCGAAACATCATCATCAACCTTAAAGATTAGGTCGTAGCCGTTCTCTTTGGCGTATTGCTTACCACACAACAAAGAATAACCAAGACCTGCGTTGCTTTTTTCAAGCATTAGCTTGTTTGGGTGGTCATAGTTGTCGTAGTCCTCCTTTTCAAGAACAACAATGGAGTCTATTCCAAGCGAGTCTACAAATTTCTTCCCGAACTTTGCAAACACATCTGCTCGGCCTTTACTTGGAACTATTGCTAATGCTTTCAAGGAGGTAGATAATTACGTCAGTATTGCTTTCTAGTTGTTGCTCCTTTGCAATTTGCTCAAGCCCCGATAAAACGTACTCGTATTGCTGCGTGTCAAAGTACAGGGTAATCTGCTTTACTTTGGCGTTGATATATGAGTCGAGGGCTTTGTCAAGTTCATCCTTATCGAATTCAGGCTCCTTGTCATCATCAAAGTATGCAGCGGGAATATCAATGCCCCAGTTTGACAGGTCGCTTATCTCCCACTCGTTTGCGAGGATGTCCCAGTCCCACTCACCAAATGATGAGTTGTCCTTGATGATAAATTCTTTTTTCTGCTCCTCCGTTAGCTGATCGGCCACAATGATGGGCACTTCCTTCAGTCCTGCCGCAACGCAGGCTTTAAGGCGCATATTCCCACCAAGCACGACCATATTGCTATCCACCACGATTGGGCGTATGTCAAGCATCTGTGGAAAGTCCTCAATGGACTTTACCAGCTTCTTGAACTTGTCGTTCTTTATTAATCTTGGGTTGGTGGGGTTTGGTAAAACCTTTGAGATGGGTACTCGTTTCATAATCAAATAACTCTTTTAGATAAGTGGTGGTTGTGTGTTGCTTGAAGTCGCTCCTTGTATTCTTTGATGTCACCGTATGCAACGTGACAGATTCTGCATAAAGCCATTAGGTTTTCGATGATATCAGCAGTTTTGCTTCCACCCATACCTCGTGAGTCAATGTGGTGTATGTCTACTGCCGTTGCTCCGCATACCTCACAAGGAATCCAGTCGGTGGTTGAGAAGCCCATTGCCTCAAGGTATATCTTGGTGTGCTTCTTCATTTTTTCTTCGCATTTCCGAATAACAAAAGGCGCACGTACCACGAGTCCAGCTTGTCTTACCTTTTGAATTGTTAATCCAATAGTATTTTAAGTCTATATCCTTGCGACACCTCTTGCAAATTTTACTTTTCATCGAATGGCGTTGTAGTAGCAGAGATATTGGTCTACGCAGATTAATGTTCCGACTCTTGCTGCTGCGTTAGCAAAGATACCATCGGCCTCGTATGTCTGCTCAAAGCGCAGCTTGGGTAGGTGGTAGGGTTTGAACATAAAGCAGGCGGTGTCTATGTTGCCGACTCTTGGTTGATCGGTAGGGCGTAGCCTTCCCTCTTGTCCCCACGTTACGATTGATGAGTCAAAGTATTGCAGTTGGGGGTAGGTCTTTAGGAAGTTCGGGTGTAGGATGTTGTCATCATCCAAGAAGTACACCCAGTCATCTTCGGTGAATTGGTCGGCATATAGGTCAAGGAACTCATTGCGTAAGGGGTGTCCCCAATATCCTGTCTTGCGTGAGTAGTGGGTTACGTTTGCGCCTGTTGCTTCCTTGTAGTCGGTAGAGGCATCCATCATCACCACCCAAGTAGCAAAGTCAGGGATGTACTGCTTGATGCGTTTAAGGTTCTGGGGGCGTGAGCAGGGCGTTACAATGTAAAGCATCGAAGTTCGTTTATTTTGGTCATCGTGTAGTCCTGCACATAGTCGTATAACGATTCCGCTATATCAGCGACTTGGTTGGGGTTGTCGTTTAGCCTCTTGATTGCTCCTGCCCATTCATCAGGGTGAGAGATGGCTATGCAGTTGTCCTTTGTGATGTATGGCAGGTAGGGTTCGGTCTTACTTACGATCAGGGCGCATTTACTGAATCCTGCTTCTAACATCTTTAGATGGGACTTGCACTTGGCGAACTCGGATGTTGATAGCGGCACGAGGCTAACATCAAAAATGTTGTAGAGCTTGTGGTATGCGCTTGGTGGAAGCGTTTTAAGCGTGTATGCTGCGTTCATCATCTGCGGGTAGTTGTCCACATCCGCAACGTAGGCTTCGTAGCCTGTAAAGTCAATTTTAGATTCTCTAATATCTATCTGATGGTGGTTGCCTCCGATGTAGCCAAAGCGTACTTTGTCGCTCGGCTCTCGTTCTATCTGCCAAGTGGGTACGCTTATGGCATTGGGGATGATTCGGATGTTGCTATTGTACTTCTTGACCTTTGATGCGAGGTGCTTGTTGGTGACCCATACCTCATCTGCTGCTTTCATACTGCGGATGATACGAGCCTTCATCTTGTCGGCATACATACCACGAAGCGGATGCGTAGGCGGCAGCACCCACCAGTCATCGTTGTCTACGATTAGTTTGATACCCTCCTTGCGGCAGAGCTTTACAAAGTCATCAAACGGCTCAACTGGGAATACTCTGCTTGTAAAGATGTGCGTGACCTTTGCCCACATATCAGGCTCCACATCCGTGATCTTCTCTATAAACATAATGTCCGCCTCCTGATGGCAAATCAGAGGGGCGAACACTCGGTGATAAGAAACGCCTGAATTTATCTTGTGAAAGGCAAGCACAAACGGTCTACTCATAATGCTCGATGTCGCGGTGTTCATCTTTAGGTCTGCGCTTCATAATTGGCGGCCTCTCTTTTTCTCTTTGTTCAGCGAGATACTTTGCAGCAGATCCTTTATTCAGACCTTTTGTTTTACGTCTTTTGGCTTTGTATCTGATTGTTGATGCCTTACCCTTTCTCATAATGTTCCCCCGTGTTGCCGTTTTGACCTATGATGTCCATTCGTTGATTCAGCTCTTGCTCCATCATAGACCACTCCTCTTGCTTGACTTTGAGTTCTTCGTTTCTTGCCCACTCACGCATAGCGTAGCGTTCAAGGTGTTCCACCCACATACGAGCAGCAACTGCTCTACGTTGGGGTTTGAAGGGGTAGGCTTTGCGTAGGCGAGCCATTGCGATTCTCATAAATTGGTCTCTCATAGCGATAGGTCGTTTTCGGTTAATAGTGAATGCAGCTTGTCTCTTGTATGCTGATAAGCTTTGTGAACCTCATCAGGCATTGAATCAGGAGCGTACTTGGTGTTGGCTCTCAAGAAGTGGTCAAGCTCCCAAATGATGTAGGCGTACTTGCCTGCGTTGACTGCCTTCTCGAACTCATCTTGTTCATCGGGTAGGTCGTATTCGAGTGTTGCTTTCATCAGAGTGTTCCTACTACGGTATATGAATCCAAGTCCTCACCCAAGATGAAGAACTTCTTGTATAGCTCAATGGCCTCCATTGTCTTACGTTCTCCTTCCTCTACAAATTCTGGACTCACCGAGTAAATTCCAATATCAAGGCTTGCCTTGTCAATAGCGATGATGTAGAACTTGTCAATGGGCACACCAAACAAGCGAGTATAGATGAATGCCTGTACATCGTAGCCGTACTTCTTTGCCGAGTAGGGGAATGCTCGTAGGTCGGTTGTTGTTTTCAAGTCAGCCAAGAAACCATCAGCGTAGATGTCAGCCTTCGCCCTAAACGGCAGGCCGCCAATCATACCAATCTTTGGTACTTCAAACTCGCAGCCAGTGATAAGCCCTAATGCGTTCTCGTTACGCAGCAGAGCATCAGCGATGCGTTGGGCTTCATCGTACTCCTTACGGGTGCAGATGTTGCGTTGGCCTTTCGCCTCTTGCCACGCCTTTGTGTTCTTGCTCTGCACCTCAATCACCTCGTACTCCTCAACACGATGCGGCTCAAGAGCCATCAGGTGAACCAAGCGACCAACGGCAAAAGCATCGGAGTCCTCGCTGCCGTACTTGGTGACGTGGTGGTAGGTCTTGGGTGAAGTCAGCAGCAGCTTGCAGGCAGTAGAAGATAATGCGTTCTTTGCAAGGTTGCCGTAGTAGAACGAGTCATCGTTCATTTGAGCAGTTAGGGTTTCAATGTCCCAAGTGCTGCCATCAAGTAGTTCTATGATTTTCATTTTGATTGGTTTATTTAAATAAA